TGGTCATATCCATTCTGTTTATCAGGATCGCCTGTCTTTTCATCGTAACTCTGCAACTCAAGGCACTCAATCAAACGAGTGCAACGGGCATGAATCGCCAAACGTCTTTCCCCTTTGCCGTTCTGTAATAACGCATTGACGGTTGCAACTCGATCTTTGATAAAGGGGTTGCTCTTGAGAGCCATTGAACTGAAGCCGTAACTTTCGAGGATTGCAATGTCTGTCTTTGATGCGTTAATCGTTGAACGTGCTGAACCACTAGCGTCAGGGTAAACTAATATTCTGTTTGAAGGATAACGTCTTTTAATTTCTTGCGCCAAGGCATCTGTATCATTTTGTTTTGATATTTCATCTATGATAATTAACTTGTCTCCAGACTTGACACCGACAACGGCATTACAGTTCATCACGTTAAAATCCACCCCAATTCTTAACACTTCCATTTTGATGTCAAACGGTATCTGATTGATTACATGGTCGTTACGATTAAAACGGTCATAAACCTGACCGCTTGTAAGGTTGACCCATTGGCCAAGAAGATAAGCCTTTATTAACTGCGGTGGATAATTTTCCTCAAGAGATTCAATAAAGTTGTCGGGAAGGTAAGGATTATCTTTTGTCTTTGCCTGGATCAATCCTGTGTCAGATTTTTTATTTTTTTCAAAAGTTTCAAATGCCCAGCCATGACCTTCTGGAGTTGTTGTTGCATAAAACTGTTGAACATTGCCTGATCTAAGTCTTGCAAGTGCCATGTTCATCGCCTGTTCTGCATCACGTTTTGGAACAGTATCTGCCTCATCAAATCCCACTGCACATAAGTTTTGGCCTCGTAATCGCTGATATGTAAGCATTGTTCTAAGCAAAATTGTATGTGTTCCCTCTGCAAATTCTAGGTTGTACTCAGGTAATGGTGATGCTCTAAATGTGTAAGGAATCTGCCATTGATTAAGCAGTTCATTCATTGTTCTTTGCAGAATATCTCTGAGCATTGGCGCAGTCGGTTCAAATATTGCTGACACATGACCAACATTGAGTGCTGCTAGTATGCAAGATTTTGATATTAATGCGTGTGTTTTACCAGCACCAAAACCACAGACTAAAGCCAGTTTTCTATGGTCGAGGTCATCACAAAACTTTGATTGATGCGGAAGTAAATCCTGATTTATACGCTCTATTGCTTCATTTGCTGTCGGTAAATCATATGCACCGATCTGATATAAAACATTCCCTGGTCTTGCCGTATCTAAAATGCTCACGAAACAATTTGTGCAAGTTTGGCTGCTGTATTGATCGCACCAAGAGCAATATGATAATGACCAGCTTTCCTAGCCTCCATCTGTAAGGTGCTACATTGTGCCAAAAGATCAGCCACCATCTGGGGTCTTTCCATGTCCCAGTCCTTCTTTAACTCGTCTCTGGCTATGTTTATGTATTTACAACAGGCTCTTTCGCTCACCCCCCAGTTCTCGGCTGCATAACGTACGCAGTCGGATCTACGGCCACCGTTTGCAATAATACGAGCAAACTTCTGTGACCTAATTATTGTTTCAGCTTTTGATCCTTTTTGAGCCATTAATTAGATGATACACGTTTTGCTTTGTTACCTGTAAAATCCTCCCACCTTTTAACTATTACATCGCAATATTTAGGATCTAATTCCATAAGGTAAGCGTGTCTGTTTGTCCGTTCAGAAGCAATTAAAGTTGATCCAGAACCGCCAAAAAGATCAAGTACAATTTCATTATTAATACAACCATGATTTAATGCGTTAATGATTAAATCTACAGGCTTCATTGTTGGATGTAAATCATTTTTATTAGTTCTATCAAATTGCCATATATCATCTTCAGAATACGGAACACCATAGAAATTCTTTGAAAAATTTCCGTAAACAATTGGTTCATATCTTCTACGATATGCCCCACCACCCATAGGTGATTGATTTTTCATCCAAATAATAATTGATTTGTAACCTATTGAAAGAGCAATAGGATTAAGTAATTCATGAAGATTTGCACTGTTAAAAGTAATGTAATAAGCTCCTTTACATTTAAGACTAATAATATTTAATATTTCAGAAATAAACTCTTTAAATTCTGAAGAAGATTTTTTGTCATTATGAATTGAATTATATTTTGAGTTCATTCCTTGATGAGGAATAAGTTTACCATTTCTAGAAGTGTTGCTCATGGTTCCAGAAAAATTAATATTGTAAGGAGGATCAGTAAAGACCATATCAGCCTTTTTATTATCCATCAGTTTTTCAACGTGCTGAATATTTGTGGAGTCACCGCATAAAAGCCGATGATTTCCAAGAATATATAAATCACCTTCTTTTGTGATTGGTTCTTCTGGAACTTCTGGAACGTCATCTGGATCTGTTAAACCCTCGGTTGGTAATACTTCTGTCTCTCCCAACAGTTCTTTTAAATCATCATTATCAAACCAGGGTTCAAGGTCATGCTCTTGGCTAAGTTCTTCAAGCATATTTAAATCCCATTCTGAAAGATCGGAAGTTCTGTTGTCTGCGAGCGCAAGTCCAACCTTTTCATCTTCTGAAAGACCAGTTCTTTTTACAGCAATAATTTCATTACCATCAGTTTCTATGACTTTAAGATTTTTTATCCCTGCTGCCTTTGCACCAGCAATTGTTCCATTTCCTGCAAGTATGCGGTTGTTTTCATCAATCACTATTGATCTTGCAGCACCAAATTTTTGTAGTGATTCTTTTATAAGTTTTGAGGAACGATCAGTACGCTTACGAGCATTTTTATGATCGTTTTGTAAATCATTTATTGAAGTCATAAGTTTATAGTAGTTCAGTATTAAAAAATAACAAAATAAGACTTATATGAGACTAGGGGTTGTTCTCACGTTCTTAAGTGTACCCAGTAATGCTTAAGACTTACCTAACCCTATAAATCCCCCTATATTATCTATTATTATATATATATATAAAACATAGAGAACATAGAGAACATATATATATAATATAGTGATTTCAAAGGTTTTGAGCGTTCCCAGTAGTGAGAACAGGGGTGAGATCAGGTAAGAACCATACCCACTTAGGTGTTCCTTCCAGTCGTTTTCTTTTGCGTTCATAATGTAAGGATTTGAGAATGGATGAGACAGTCATGATGTCAGATTTTGTCTGTCTTTCAATTGGTTTTTCCACTGCTTCTGTTAATAAAAGTTCAATTGTTATATCTTTTACAGCATTAGCTGGATCATTTAAATATTTAGTTATTACAGAAAGCCATGGGGAATCAACCATATATCCAAGATTTTCTTTTTCGATCTGGTTTTCCTGTTCAAAGGATAAGAAGTGCGATTCTTTATTTTTGAAGGCATGAACAGCAGCTGACCAGATGGAATCACGCTCAAGCTGTAGGGAATCGAGGTCGATTGATTTTAAGGTGCAGGGAATTATATGAAATCTTCTGTTACCTGTGTCATCTATTAATAAACCTGATTCTTTGTTGGTTGATCCGACAATGATGCCTCTTCTTGGCCATTCTTCAACTGCTTTACCATAGGGTACTCGTAAGAGGTCAGTTGATCTTGATAAAAAGGCTTTTATTGTGCCAGCGTGTTTGCGACTTGTGACTCCATCAATTTCTGACCATTCCATTCCCCATGAACGGTGGAGAACAAGTAGATCATCTTTTGAAGAAATATCACCGAGGGCATCTGAGAAGAAGGGGCCGAATAATGTCTGCCAGAATGATGATTTTTTTATACCTTGAGAACCTTGAAGGACAGTTGCCGAATCATGTTTGCAACCTGGAATATAAACTCTTCTTACTGCGTTTATGAGGGTAAGTTTTAGCATCACATCATATATTGTCGGCTCTTTCAGGTTTTGATCCTGTGGCCTAAGATATGTTGAGGCAAGTCTATCTATATATGTTGGTTGGATTTCGTTATAGCAATGATCAAGATATAGCTTTACTGGATCATATTCATTCTCATGGGCAACCTTAAGAAGGCAATCAATTGCCATTTCTTTCGGTACTTTATAACCAAGTTCTGCAAGTGTCAGGTAAAAAAGTTCAATATTTTTTATCACTTTGCCATCCATTTCAATTGAATGAGAAAAGGTATTGAATCTTATTTCCTGTTTTAGGTTCCGTAAAAAGTTTATAAGTTCCTGTGATGTAAGCTGTTCTAATTTACGAGGAACAGGAGTTGGTTCTTCTGCTGGTTTTATTGAAGTTGGAAAAGAACGTGGAGGAGGAGTCCAACCGTCTTCTGATGCAAACTTCTGGAGAGTGCCAAGGGAAACACCTGATGATTTAAATGATGCCCATTTCTTTTCACATTCACCTGATTGATATTTGTTGTTCTTCTGTGATAACTGTTCCCAATCGTGTAGAAGTGAATTATCACCGACAGAATGTGCAGCCATGCCTATCTTTAGCCAGGCATCATAATCATCAAGTCGATTGGGGTTAATTGATTGAAGAAGAGAACGTGCCTTATCTGTATCTGAATTAAGAGTTTGTATCTGTGAAGTTTTTTTCTTTTTCGGCTCCATCATCTTTTCAATTATGGCAAAGGGAGCTTCTGCAATTTCAAGATCTTTTGGTGATCTTCCATCCATCCATCTATAACCGTCAGTCTTTGGATGTTTACCAGATACTATTGATTGCGTACCATTCCACCGCAATTCGATCTGTTCAACAGAACCATCCTCGTCTTTGACTCCTGTTTGAAATTTGCGTGTCTTTATTTTTGACCAATACTTTTCTGGGACTTGGTAAATTATCTGGAATCTACCGACTCGACCTGATGTGACCATCCATGATGGAGGGAGTGATGAGAGAGAAAAACCCCACTCACCTAATATCTTTGCTGCTGATGGCCCATCGTGATCGAGAAATAATAAACCACCTGAAGGAGTTCCACAACATACACCAATACCTGTAGATTTCTTGGAAGATATTTCTTTAAACAGTTGTGAGCGAGTAAGTGGATTATTCTGCCAGTCGTTCTGATAGGGTCTTTTATTTTGAACGGCAACAAACCCCCAATGCTTGGGAAGGCCAAGCAGTTCTTCTTTTATATCCATTGTTATGCAGCCTGCTCCATTCTTTCAGAAACTATTAATCTGAGTAAACAGGATCTTGATTCAGATCCCTTGTTATCATCAAGCCATTTTATCTGACCCTGCGAGAGTTGAATATTAATTGTCTTTAATGTTTG